TTTCATACGATGTCCTTGGCGGCCTGGTAGTAGCCTTGCGCCATCGCCAGCACCATGGCCTGCTCCAGCCAGACGGCGTAGTGCGATGGGTCGTTATCGTCGTAGAGCAGGGCGAGGCGGCGCATCAGGTCGGCTTCATCACTCGCTGCGTTGATGGTCTGCGTAATGGCATCCGCATCAATACTGGCGGGCAGGGTGGCAAGCGCGCGCTGGATGCCATCCTCAACCTCTTGTGCGCCGGGGCTGAGGCGTCCGGCAGCGCAGCAAACATCGCCAGCAGGCAGGGCAAGGGACATTTGCGATGCTGCCGGTCTCTCTACGGTGTTCACGGTAAAGTGCTGTGCTTCGAGGCCGTAGTTATCAAGGTAGTATTGCGCCGTGAAGGTGATGGCGCCGCTGTTAATGAGCGCCACGTCGCGCTCCCAGCGGCTTTTATCGATGCCCTTTTTGCGCTCGAAGGCAAAATACACGCCTTCCGGATCAAGACCGTTCACGGTGAGCAGGCAGTCCACGATGTGGTTGATGCCCGCTTCGCAGAAGGTCAGGTCGCTTTCCAGCAGGTTTTGCGTAAAGCCGTCGTCGGTTTCCTGCGCCGCACGACTGCCGCTGTCCAGTTCCGAGGTGAGGACACGCCCGGTTAATGTTTTCTGGATACGGCGTATTTGGTGGGTCACAAATTTTTGATGGGCCGCGCCGTCGTTGGTGGCCTCGACAAATTCAATACTGTCTTGTTCGTTGATAGCGACGGTGCCATCAGCCACGGCATTGGCTGCCGCTGCTGCCAGTGCGGCGAGTTCCTGCCGTGCGTCGTCAGGGTTAGCGGTGTTGACCATGCTCTTGATGACGGTCAGCGGCGAGGCGTGGCGTTCGGCGTAGCGCGACCAAAACTGTTCGCCGTAGTTTTTGTTGAACCATGCCCAATAAACGCGCGAGAGCAGGGCATCCCCGTAGGGGTTGTCCTTGTGGACGTTGACGCCGCTGTACAACACTTTTTCCGGCAGGGTAAGGATTTCCGTCCCTCCCTGCTCCTTGAACATCAGCCCGGCATCTCGCTGTACAAAGCGTTCGATTTTGCGCGGGGCGATACTTTGCACCCGCATGATGCCGTCTGCATCCGCTGCCCAAATAAGCTCGCCCACGCTACTTCGCCTGCATGATGATGCGTAGCGCCGCCTCGAAGATGTTGCTGACGGCGTCGTACAGCCACGGGGTATTGTCCCCTTCCAGACGCCACGGATTGCCGAGGACGCCCGCAATGCGCCGCTCACAAGCACCGTAGATTTCGTCGTCGTAGAGCAGTTTTTGCAGGTCACTGCGGGTCAGGTTGGCGCGTTTTAGCACTTCATCGACATCAGCGACGGTCAGGGAAAAGGTCGGGTCAACGTACTGCGCCCCGGCCTTGACCACAACGCGGCGGGTTTTGGGGGCGTCTTTCTTTAAAAAGCGGCTGAACATGTGGGTTCCAATAAAAAAGCCCCCTTGCGGGGGCTGGTGTCATTGTGTTATTCAAACAGCGCGTCTGTAACCAGTTGCGGCATATAGGGCTTGCCCGTCCGCACCGGCTGGTCGGCAAGTCCCAGATGTGGATAGACGTCGCCGCCAATGCCGTCCAGTACGTTGCCTTTTTCGTCGCGAGCGTAGTCAATGGCGAAGGTGTAGAAGGTGAATTTGTCCGCAATAGCGGGCGGAAATTCCCGACGCAGGCTTTCTTCGCCCTTGTAGTACATCACCGGCGCGGCAACGGCGATATTTTTCGGTTCGGGCATACTTGCCAGCAGGGCAAGCAGGTTGGTACGGATGACGCAACTACCGGAGATAATGGATTTGAGCAGGATGATGCGGGTGCAACGCTCATACCCCGGTTGCAGGTAGCGGTTCAGGATGGGGGCGACGCTTTCGCCATTGGGCAGGGTATAGTGATGGTTCCAGAAAACCGCCAGTTTGTATGCCACTTCCCGCGTTTTCAGGCTTTCAATGCAGCCTTTGGCGAGGTAATCGGCATCTTCGGAGGTGGAAACGACCAGCGTTTGCCCGTCTACGGGGATGATTCGTCCCAAAGTTTGCCCGAGGACGCGCATTGCCTGCTGATAGTCAGGAACAGCGACATTTGGCGTGCGCAATATGTTAAGCGCCTGTTTTTCCCGTTCTCCCGTGTAACGGGTCAAGTCGCGGCGGTTCATGACGCTTCCACCGTGAAGGCCAGTACTTGCAGGCGTTCCAGTACCTGTCTTGCATCGGCAAGGTTTGACCAGTCTTCATCAGCAATTTTGGTGCGCATTTCTGGCGTAATCATGATGCTGAACCCTTTGTACGATATTGTCGCCGCTGCCAGTGTGATACCGCATTTTGTGCAGCACGCCTCAAATAACGGCGGATAACCTTCTGTTTTGTCAAAATAAAAAATGTTTGGATGTGCGCATTGTAGCACGTCATGCCAAATCTGCCGCAAAGGCTTGTGCAATGATTGCGCCTCACCCGCTCCGGCGCCCAGTAATCTCAATGCGGTATCATGCTGGCTATCGTCCGGGCAGACGCAGTGCAGAAGTTGCGCCATCTCACGCGCATATTCCATGCTGGTGGTATATGCCGGGAAATATTGGCTGGCAATTCTGCCATCGTCATTATTATCGTTAACGGTTTTTTCGTCGCTACATACCAAAAAGGATTGTGCCGGTTGTTGCAGGCATTCATCCATGCGCTTTTGGTCATCAAACACTTCGTGCAATTTGTCTGCCTTGCCTGCCGTAGGGGAATTTTTTAGCTGGTAGCGCTCTTTCTTTTCAGAGAAAGTGATGCAAAGGTCATCCACAAATGCCAGTTCCGCATTGCTGAAAAGAATGTCGCTATTGATAGGAGATTGTTCAACATTCAACAGCTTTTCTGTTTCTTGCAAAATACGGTAAAAGGTAAACATACGCTCATAGAATGCCCCTTTTTTATTGTTTTCGTCACCGCGTTGCATATTTTGCAATCGCTTCAGTCGTTCGGAAGAGAAACCTGCCTGTTTGAGTTTTTCTATGGTCTTTTGATGATTCATGGTGATTGCGCCTGTGCGAGGTGGATCATGTTAATCTTTGGTGGCAGCACCTGCAATGCCCCGCGAAGACCTCGCGGGGGTTTTGCTTTGCGCGCTGCTATTGCGCCGCTCGCGGTTTGTCTTCTTTCACTTCCACGGCAACGCCCTGCGCTATCAGCCACGCTGCCGCATCGTTGGGGACGTCAATCACATCCCCCGGCGGGACGGGTCGCCCGGCATGGGTGAAGGGCTTGCTTGCCTTGATTTTCATCTTCCACCTCACGCCTTGACGGTAACGGTGAACGGGCTGATGCCGCCTTCCGGCACTTCCGGACGCCCGGAAAGTTCGATGGTGTTGAAGTCGTCCGAGAAGAATTCAAACGCGCCACCTGCCGAGAGGGTCGCCTTCGGGATGTGGACTTTTACGTCCGCCCCGTTGGCACGGTTGCGCCCGTCCAGCAGCAGTTCGCACTTGATTTGGCTGTCGCGGTTGGCCTGGATGACCCAGGCGTCCCAGTTTGCTGTGGTGTAGCTGATTTTGATTTTCTGCCCTTTGGCGACGCCCGCCGTGTCTTTGAGGCGGATCATGCCGAGGCGGTGATGGATGTCGTAGTGCTCGGCGGCAATGGTCTGCCCGCCCGGGCTCTTCACGACAATCCCCGCTTCGTTGAGGTAGCCGTGCGCCAGTTTGAGGTAGCGGTCGAGGTCAACGTCCACTTCTTCATCCGAGACAGTTTGCGTGGTCATCTGTTCTTTCGTCAGCGCCCCCATGAAGACCATGGCAAAGTTTTCTTCGTTGAAGTCGTCGAGGGTGATTTTCAGCTCGCCCGATTTCGGCAGGATAACGGTGTTGAGCACCGCGCCGTAGTTCTCGCGCATTTTGCTGAGGCGCTCTTTCACCTCGCTTTCCACCGCCACCGAGAAACTGGTGGCGTTGCCCATTGGAATCAGGCCGAGGTCGGCGCGGTCAAGGCGGCGGATGTAGAGGGTGCCCTCGCCAATGAAGCCGTCGTGTCGTAGTTGTGGCATGGTTTTACTCCTGAGATTGGTAAATAAGGTCCAGGGTGTATTTGAGTGGATAGAGGCTGTAGCCATAGAGATGCTCCGCTTCTCCTCCATCTACTTGCTTGAGCCGCGTCCGGCTGCGTTCGTCGGCGTCCAGCGGGGCGAACCCTGCCAGCGCCTGCATTACGCTGCCAATCAGTTTGCCGACCCCGCGCGGCATCCCGTCGCGGTTGTAGTCCTGCGAGGCGATGACCACGGTGTAGGTCACGCGTACTTTCTGATGGCGGCCATTGCCGGCGTCTTCGACCGGGGCGACCCCGTCAAAGTAGAGGTACACATACCCATCGGTGCCGGTGGTCTGACCGCGCAGGATTTGCGTGAGGTCGTTCACCCCACGCACCGCCTTGACGCCGTCCACCTGCGCAAGGCGCGCGGCGATCGGCGCGTAGGCGGCGTTCACGTCAAAGGTTGAAGTGGGCATGGAGAATGTCCGCTATGGCATCTTTGAGGTCATCCGACACACCGAGGAAGGGGCGCGCTGGAATGAACACGGTGCCGAATTGATGGAAGGGGGCATATTCGACGTTGCTGCCGACCAGCAGCACGCTACCGCCCAGGACTTGCGACTGGATGGAACCTTTGAGCCGCCCGGTGTCTTGCAGCAGTTTGCCGTTTTCCAGCAGGCGCGGGCTGTTGTCGGCAAAAGGCTCCCACGGATTACCCTGCGGGTCTTCCTCGTGTTCGAAGCGCAGCAGGATGTTGGTGACTTCTTCCTCGCCCATTTCCGCGAGCGCGGGGCCCAGGTCTTTGCCCTGTGCTGCCAGCTCGCGCAGTTTGGCTGTTGCGGCATCAAGGCCGGGGGTGTTAACGAACAGCATCCATTTTGTCCAGTGTGGCCTGGTCGAATACCACCGGTGGCGCGACCACGGCAATGCGGTGGTTGCCGGTGAGCGGGTGCGGCGCTTTCGGGTCAGCCTGCCGTTCTTTGGGGAAGAGCAGGATGGTGCCTGCCGCTACCCCTTCCAGCCATTTGATGGCGTCCTCGTAGCGCATCCGCATGGTGGTTTTGCCCGTCTCGCCGCCCTCCTTGGTCTGGTCGTCATGCAGGCGATAGCGGGCAATGTCGGCGCACACCCCAACCAGCACCGCTGGCACGGCGGCAAGCGGCAGGACGACGGCACGGCTGAGATAGCTGTCCGCGAGTTGCGCCGCATCCAGGCAGGCCGCCAGCAGCTTGCTGTTAGTGGGTGCGGCATCACCCGCGATTTGCGCCATCTCGCGCTCGCCGAAGCGGGTGATGAGGTCTTGCGGGGCGGCGTACATCAGTAACCTTCGATGTACATTCTGACTTCAGTTCCATAACTGCTCATGGCATTGCCAATGCAATTGCCATTTTTCAACTTCCAGAACCAGTTCAGGTTTTGGGTGTCATGCCACCAGTTGTAGAACATTTGACCACCAGCAACCAAAATGTCGAACCAACCGCTGGGGCGAATGCCGTTATAAATGCCTGCGTAGGCGTTCGTGAGCGGGTACACGGTTTTAGTGCATTCAGCAACGGCATCAAACATTTTGTCGCAGGCATCAATCATGACGCGCGATACGCGATCCGGTGAAAATTTCTCGTTGTCTTTATATTCTGGCCAGATATAGACAATGGCATCATAGTAGGCCTGTTGTTCAGCTTTGGTAGGTGCAGCCATGAGTAAACTCCTTAAAATATTGGTGATGGCATTACTGCCGTTTCCCTGCCACGCGCAAGGCTGGCAGTTATCAGTGGTGGAAAAGGGCGTGGTAGATGGTGTGCATGTGATGAGCATCGAACCGCCATTTACTGACGACCCCATTGCCTATCAATTTGTCCTCTACCGCCCTTGTCCGCAGACGGAACCCGTTTGCGCAATGCTCTTTGTCCGTCCGGATGCGCCGTTGCCGACGCAGGTTCCCATTCCCAACGATTACTATCCGCAGGTAATGGCATATGAGGTAAAAACACAGGACTGGCGTAACGGCGCTCTGCGTTGTCTTTACCCCTCGCCCCGCCCCTCGGTTTTGGCCTGCCTGGATTTCGCGCGGATGAACGCCGATTTTCACGACTGGGGCACGCGCAAGTTGTTCTATCCGCATCCTGACTGGCAGGAAATCTGGTATATCTCACATCCGTCTAAGCACTCTTGAAGTGCATCAAGGTCTGCGGACGTAGGCAGAGCGGTAGCGGGTTGGTCTCGGTGTAGATAGAGACGCCCCGGTTGTGCTCGCCCATCTCGGTCGAGATGTAGAAAGGCCGCGCCAGCTTATTCGCTTCGGTAATCATGTTGGCCGGGGCGTTGTAGCGGACGAAGCCGTTGTACATGCCGGTAAGGTAGCCGTGCGCATGTCCCGCCTCAATCATCGGTGTCTCGCCGATGGTGTAGTCGTAGATTTCAAAGGTCGCACCCTTCCAGGCGAATTTGCCGTTGGTGTTCTCGCGTGTCAACACGTTGTCCTGGTAACGCATCCAGGCATCCTTGGTGGACTTGTGCGACACCAGCGCGTCAAAGAACTCCGGCGAACAGAGGACGCTCACCCCGGAAGACGTATCACCGCGCAACCCTTTCTTCATGGTGCGGATGGTCTGCTCGATGGTGAGGGCGAGGTCGGCGGTAGCGCTGGAAAACTGCATGTTGGTCGTTGGCTCGGTCACTCCAAACTCGGTGAAGAGGTCGTAAATCACGGTTGTGCCGTCGGCATCCAGGATTTTCCCCTTGACCGCGCCCAGCATCAGGTTCTCGATGGTGGCGTCATGACGGTTGCGGTGGTCGGCGATTTCATTGGCGACCACGTCGGCGTTCGCCAATAGCGCATCCTTGGTGCCCGCCTTGCGCACGTCCTGCAACTGGCTGGCGTAGATGTGGGTTTCCAGCGGCAAATGCGGCACGGTGAAGGTGCGTACCTTGCTGCCCTTGCCAAAAGATTTGGTATTCGGCGCGGCTTCGCGGCTGGTGTTCGGGATCAGGTTGACCTGACCGTCCACAAACTCAATCATCACGCTGGTAGTGGTGAGGTTCTTTTCGCGCCACATCGGATCAACGAGCAGGCGGGATGGGACGTTAGGTTTGCTGTTGACGGCTTCGTCAAGCTCGGTCTGGGTCAGACCCAGCATGGCAAGTACATCGGACATGGGTTACTCCTTGTTTTTCAGTAGGGGGTTAGGGCGGCGCTGCACCTCGTCTTCGCCGCCGCTGTAATTGGCACCTAGCACCGCCTGTTGTTTGTTCTGCAAGGCAAATTGCGCGGTGATGGCAGCGAACACGTCATCCGGCGCTTTTGCCAGCGTCGCAGCGTTGTCGCCGTCGATGCCGAGCGCTTTCAACTCTTTCAGGCGGGATTCGGTTTGTTGTTGCGCGAGCTTCGCTTCCAGTTCGGCGATGCGCGCGTCTCTTTCATCGGGGGTGTTGTCGGGTTTGTTCATGGGGATTTCCTTCGTCAGGGAGAGAGAGAGGATGCTGGCTGAGGTGTCGGCATCGACGCCGGTCGGGGTAAAAGACACCTCGCGGATGACGCCGTCGGTCATCACCAGCACGTCATCCACGGCCAGCGCCTCACCGTTGATAATGTCGCCTGCGTGGCGGGTCAGCACCCGCCCCGCTTCGATATGTACCGACATCTGCCATTCCAGACCGTCGTCAGCAGCTTTGATGATTTCGGCGGCGTGGTCATTACTTAGCATCTCGCCGTGGACGGTGAGCGCCTTGCCTTCACGTGCCAGCCAGCCGTAACCGACGCAGCGGTCACGGTCATGGTTGTGCAGAAGCGGAATTTGTTTGCCGCTGAATTGCAGGCTGTCGAGGTCAATGGCGATGTGGTCGCCGTAGTAGGACAGCACCCCGCCTGCATAGGCAGTGCCTTTGACCTTGCGCCGCTCGTCCAACGAGAGACGCAGGACGCCGAGGGTAATGCCGTTCATTTGAATGCCCGCTGCGCTTCGACGCTCGTCACCAGCGCGATTTGCTGCCGCGAGAAATGGGCATCAAAGCCCGCCAGCGGCTTGCCGGTATCGAAGGCATCCGCCGCGACGCCCGTCAGCTTGTCCTTCATCACCGTAGCAACGCGGACAATACAGGCAGCCTTGCCGCCCTTCGCCGCATCTTCCAGGGCGATAGCGACGACGACGCCCTGCGGGGCCTTGGTGGCGTCTGCCGTCAGTGCTGTGCCCTTGTAGGGTTCGTAGCCTTTGGCGGTGAACACCAGCAGCTCGCCGGTCTTGAATGCCTCGCCTGCGGTGAGTACCGCGCGGCTGTTGGTCGGATGTCCTTCCCAATGCAGGAAGGAAGGTTTGTTGTAGGGAATGTCTTTTGTCATGACGTACTCCTTGGGTAATAAAAAACCCGCCGTGAGGCGGGGTTATCGGTTGAATTTGCGCCTAGCACCGCCGACCACGGACACACTGCCGCGTCCGCGAATGATGGGGGCCAGGGCGTAGCGGCAGTTATGTACCAACACACCGGAGGCGAAAAATTCTTCGGCATCATCCACCATCAGGTCATACACCTTGCTGCGCCTTCCCGTAGCGCAAACGGACAGCACAATGTCGGCTGCAACAGCGGGCTTTGCTGTATTTGTTGATAGTGAAGTTCTGCCCACAGCAGGCGCATTGCCTTGTCTCGTTGTCAACGCCGGACACGCGGCGGTAGGCCGATTTGCAGGCGTTTGAGCAATAACGGTCCTGGTGCCCCGGCTTGCGAGTGATGAATTCCTTGCCGCAATGCAAACACCGCTTGGGCTTGCCCTGAAAATTGCGGTAAGCCAGTGCGCCAATCTCGCGATGTTTGGCGATGCCCTCCGGCGAGCGGTGCCATGCTTTGGTGAGCGGGCGGATGCGTTCGAGGTGGGCGATAAATTCGTCGCGTCGTCCGCCCCACACTTCATGCTTGGCAAAATGTTCGGCAGGCGGCAGGCATTCGAGGTTATCGAGGCTGTTGTTCTGGCAATTACCGTCTTTGTGATGGATATGCCAGCCATCAGGAATCGCGCCAACTTGGTCAATCCATATTTGCCGGTGCAGATACCCATCCCGCTTGCCGTCTGGTGCGCGGCGGAAATATTCGCGGATGCTGCGGTCGGGGGAATCGGGGTAGCGGCGCCAGGTGACGCCGCCATAGGTGATGCGTTCGATACGTTGCATGATGGTTCCCAAGTCAGGACATGGTCGCCACGGGTGATGGCGTCCATGCGGATAAAGCCCCTGTCAACCACGAACACCCGATGATCGGCAGTAGCCAATAATGTTTTCCCTCCGGTGGTCGTCAGGCGAAACAGAGGTTTGTCGTCATGCACCAACCCCGCCGCTAGCACCTGCCGCAGGCCGCGTCGTGTTTCCACCCAGTCGCCGACGCGCACCTGCTCAATCGGGATGTTACCGCGATGCGTTGCCACCTCTTCCCCGTGGGCGATGCAGGCATCCCAACAATGGTCCGAACCCGGCGCCAACTGCGGCAACGGGTCGCCGGTCAGGCGGTCGGTCTTGTAGCTCCACAGCCTTGCCTCCTCGGCGGTGTACTTGCAGCGCGGGTGGATGATGATGTCGTCCAAGCCGCGCAGAAAACTGATACCGTCCTCCACGCTGCCCGGCCATTTGTCGGCGGCACGGATGCCGGGGAAGCCGTGACGGCGCATGTGGCTAATCATCTCCGGTCGGGCGTTGTCGGCGCGGATGACGTGCTGTCTCGCCCCCTCGATATGGTCGAAGAATTGCGGCATGTCCACCGTCTCCACCTGCTCGCCGTAAGCCTCGCGCTCGATGTACAGAGTCTTGCCGGACAGCCAGCACTTGATAAGCACCGTCGGGTCGGTGGCAAAGCCCCAGTCAGCGCCGAAGTAGGGGCCGTCCCAATCCGGGGATGGTTCAAATTCCTCGACGACATAGCAGCCCGCCAGCACTTGCGCCCCGGACAGTACCGAGTAGGCGCCGTGCCAGATATGTTCAAAGTCCGCCCAGGCATTGCGGTCGCCTGCTGCCTGTTTGCGCTTGGCGCGCTCGCGGTCATCTGCATACTCTTCCCAGGTTTCGGTACTGGCAAACGGGTTGTCATGCAGATTGACCTGCACCACGATGCTGTTCTCCGGCGGGTCGGCGCGCAGCAGGCGGTCTATCGGGTCGGTGTCATACCGGGGATTCCACGACGCCCAAATCTCGCTGCCTGCCTTGCGGATGGTCGGACGCAGCAGGCTGAGCGAGCGAGCCGATATGCTTTGCGCCTCCTCAATCCAGGCGCGGTCAAAGTCTTCCAGCGACTTGATACTGTCGGCGGTGTGGTCTTGCATCCCCTGGAAGATAATCAGCCCTTTGCCCTGTTTCGAGAGAATCAGGTCACGCTGCACGTCAAACAGCGACGACACGCCCAGCGCTTCAATCTTGCTTTCTATCAGTGCCTTTACGCTATGCCGCAAGGATTTCTGAATCTCGCGGATGCACACCGTCTTGCTGTGCGGGTTCATGATGTGCTCCTCTACCACCATCTCGGCGAAGAAGTGCGACTTACCGCCGCCACGCCCGCCATGCGCGCCCTTGTAACGTGCCGGTCTGAGTAACGGCAGTGCCCAGCGCGGGGTGTTAATGCGGATCGGCATCCACCACCACCCGCTCGATGCGCTGTGGCGCGTTGTTGTTGACCTGCACCGCGACCGCCGGGCCATCGCCCAGCATCGCCTTGCGCTGCATCTGTAGCACATCGGCCACTTGCTTCACCTCACCTATCTTGTCGGTTCCGGCCAACAAACCCATTGCCTTGTCGCGTACCGCCTGGAAGTCTGCGTTGCTCTGTAGTTCGAAGGCGAGACGGTCGAATACTTCCTCTTGCACGGCACTACGCAACGTTGCGTTTAGCCGTTGCGTTTCGTTGCGCAACGCCAGTTTTTCCTTTTCGTTTTCAACGGTTGCGGCAATCAGCCGTTGCGTTTCCGCCTGATTCCATCCTTCCGCTTTGGCACGGCGCGAGATGTTGGACTTGTTCACGCCATACATCTCGGCCAGCTCGGAAAAAGACAGGCCACGCGCTTCATAGTCCGCGCGTATCTTTTCCCATACCTCCAGCGGCAGACGCGCCATTACAACATCCCTTTCAAGGCACCCAAGAGGCCGACTTCCTGCGCGACCAGGGTGAATACCGCGCCGCTCAGAATCCATTTGATTTGCGCCAACTGGCGGTCGATGCCGCGTAGCGTCGCCATTGCACCGTTGTGCTCTTCCTTTAACTGCTGATAATTGCTTTCCAGGTGCTCAACGCGCTTTTGCATCACAGCAACTTCAGTTTCAATATTCATTGGTTCCTCCCTCCTGTATTACTGCGTCCGCTGCTTCAGTAGCTCGTCCACCTTTGTGTTGAGCTTGTCGAATTGCTGCCGCATTTCTACCCTGTCGGCGTCTATGCGGATGCGCAGCTCTTGCAGGGCTTCCTTGCGCGCCTGCCGTTCCGTTTCAATGGATTCCTTCAATGCAAGGCGGTTTGCCTCAATACGCACGTCCTGCACTGCGTTCTGCGTCTGCATGGCGTTGTACACGCCGACGCCCCCAAAAAGGAACAGCGTTACGGTGATCACCGTGTTCCAACTGATTTTGTTCTCAAACACCATCACCATCCTCCTCGCACAACGTTCTGAGCTGTCCGATGTACTCTTTGAGCCGCAGCTCACGCTCGACCAAACGGCGATACGCATCATCCGAGAGCGGCTGCAACTCTTGCGCTGATACACGCGGCAGGGGTGGCATCACTGGGCACGGCGCAGGCAGTGGCACATAATCGATACGCGCCACGCAACCGGACAATAAAAAAGCGGCCAGTGCCGCCTTACTTATCTCTATCAAAATAATCCCTCCGCCCTTCGCGCATCCCCCGCTCTGCTTCCAGTCGCTCCTTGGCGGCCTCCGCCGAGGCTTGCCGCGAGCGCTCTGCCTGCTGTTGCAGACGATCAGCCACCGCTTGCAGCCGCGCCGCCTCACGCTTGGCAATCTCCTCGCGCAAAGACGCATTGCGCCTGCTCGCCAGTGCCAGCAAAACCACCAGCACGGCGACCACATACAGCCATGCCGTGCCGATGACGGC